TCGGATGTATCTACCTATTCAAAGGCTATTTTTAAGCCACTTAATCCCCTTTTAATTACTATTTAACACGCAGCGTTCAAACTTTCAAAGCCTTGTAAATAGGGCTTGTTTGCGTGTGTGTGCCTGTTTTTTGGCCGTGATATGTGTGCATATGGCGTTTAGCGCAGAAATGAGCAATAGGTCTATAGTTAGGTCTACAGTTAGGTCTACAATAGTGAGCGTTTTAAGTGTTCAATATTATGAGTTAATTCACTTTTATTGAGTTTAACTAAGGGGTAAATGCACTAAAATGAGTGTATAAATATCGTTACATGTCAATGAATACGGCATATTTAAGCAGTAAGAGTTATTTCTTTACGTGCGTGTGGCGGCGGGTGTGTACTTTTTATTGGCTAAGATGAGATGCGAGATATCTCATTTTTGAGCAAGGTGATTTGTTCTTTTTGACTGATAATAGTGTACCTCAGATCTTCTATGTTTGATTTACACATCTCTAAAGCTTCCATACATTCTTTATTGTTCCCATATCTTGCTTCTGGCTCTTTCAATAAGTTGATTTGCTGAATGGTATCATAATCTTTGAGCATTGAACCTTTACCAGTAACAAGCCATAAAGCACTCATTTCAGGATATGCTTCAAGTATATCATTTATCTTGTCTCCACCGATGCTGCTAGATTTTTTTTTTAGAGTAACAAGATATCCACGGGAAAGCCCACAGTTATTAGAGAATTCATAAGCACTAATGCCTTTGTGTTCAATAAATTGATACACCCTTTCTACCATTTCGTTCATAATATTTAACTTTTACTTGCAGATGTTCATTATTCTGAGTTAATTTGTACCACAATAGGTCACAAAAGTATTATTAATATGGATATATCGGAAAGAATAGAGCATTCAAAGTATTTAAAATGGGGAGATGTCGCCCAATTAGCTAAGAAAGCTAATGTAGACAGAAAAAGCATTGAAAGATACGTGAAAGGCCAATTCAATACCTGTACGTGTTATGGACTAGTAGATGATCTATTAAGACAAAGAAAGAGCGAAGCAGAGGCGATACTTAATGAAATGAAACCTTAATCTATGAGCTACGCCTACATCAATAATCAACTAAGTATTCCTGCTAGACTTCTGTATGATGAGTGGGGTGTGATGGGATATAAGAACTATCAAGCAAAATGCACAAGGGGAAAATTGAAGCGCACAAAAGAAGGGCGTGGAGCTGGAAATGAAGCTTATGTAGCTTTTGACAGTTTGAGCCCTACTCTGAGAATGCTATGTGTAGAGAAGCTAGGAAAACCAGAGGATGCAAGTAAATATAGATTTACTGAGTTTATAAGTCACGATTTTAAGGCTCAGAGCTATTATGCTGAGTACACGCTAAGTGATAATAATCATCTGCCACGAAAAACACAGAAGGAGTATGTGACTCATGCTAATATACTAAACACCTGTGCTCTCCTGCTGAATAACACCAATGCCCTACGACTCGCTACTAGCGGTATTAAGATCAAAGGAATATGGGATGTGTTTGCAGAGATAATAGAGGAGCTAAATAGAGACACTTACCCTCACTCGCTTCCTAGTAACTCAAGGAGCTTGAGAAACAAGTACAATAAGTACAAGAAAGAAGGCTATGATAGCTTGATCCACGGTAACTTCTTAAACACGAATAGTGAGAAGCTGACCGAAGAGAGTAAATTCTGGATACTGGCAAAGTGGAATAATATGGTGGAGCGTGTGGTTAGTATCCCGCACATGCATACTCTATATAATGAAGAGGCGAAGAAGCAAGGATGGAAAGCTGTAAGTGAAGAGAAAACGATCTACAACTTCCTGAATGATGAAGAAATAAAGCCGCTCTGGTGGGCTAATAGATACGGCGAGCAGGCATATAAGGTGAAGTACGTATTCCAACTGAGTACCAAAATGCCAACTATGCGTGACAGCCTCTGGTATAGTGATGGTACGAAGCTTAACTACTACTACCTAGAAGATGGCAAGATGAAAACGTGCCAGGTATATGAGGTAATGGATGCCTTCAGTGAAGTAATGCTAGGCTTCCACATAAGCCCTACTGAGAATACTGAGGCTCAGTTTAACGCCTATAAAATGGCTATACAGATAAGCGGACACAGGCCCTACCAAATAGGTATGGATAACCAGGGTGGACATAAGAAAATGGAGAGTGGCAACTTCCTAAGCAAGATCGCCAGACTACGCATAGCCACTCAGCCTTACAATGGTAAATCGAAAACCATAGAGAGTGCATTTGGACGTTTCCAAATGCAACATCTGAAAAAAGACTGGTTTTTCACTGGTCAAAATATCACTACTAAGCGAAATGAGAGTAAAGCCAATATGGAGTTCATACTCGAAAATAAAGCCAATCTGCCTACGCTAGATGAGATAAAATCTACTTACGAAAAAAGACGTAAGGAGTGGAATGCGGCTGCACACCACAGAACTAAACAGCCTCGCATAGATATGTATCTGAATAGTGTGAATCCTGAGACTCCTGAAGTGATTATGTGGGATATGGTGGAGCTCTTCTGGATGGAAAGGCCACAGACTGTGAAGCTGAGTGCATACGGTCTTACTTTCAAAGAGAGTAAGGTGAAGCATACTTATATGAAGTATACTGAAGACCAGATGCCAGATATAGAATGGCTTGAGAAGAACATAGATAAGAGCTTCACGATAAAGTATGATCCAAGTGACCTCTCTCTAATCTACATCTATGAAAATACACCGCTTGGACTACGCTTCGTCTCTGAAATGCTACCAAAAGTGGAGGTAAGTAGAGGGATTCAAGAGCAGGAAAAGTATGAAGCAAGCTACATACAGCAGATACTGGAGGAAAGCAGAAAACAGCGTATAGCCAGAAGGGATGAGGTAGATGAGCTACTAGAAGCTCACGATCTACATCCAGAGCAAAACGGCCTAAACTCTCCACGAATAAGTGGACTCGAGACCAAAAAACGTAAGAAACAAGATACTGCTGCACCTCGCAAAAAGAAAGCTAAGGCTGTGAAGGTAGAGAGTATAGGTCAGTACCAAAAGGAACTGAGCAATGTGACTGAAATAGATCTAAGAAAATTGATAAAAAAACTATAACCATCCTACGCTAAAGCCACGGATGACAAACAAAAACAAGTATATGATAACACACGAAAGAAAACACCAAATAGCTGAAGAGCTACAAGCCTATGCTGATGCCAAGGGCAGCCAGAACAAAGCGGCCAACTCACTTAATGGCGTGAGCTCTGGGACCATAAGCCAAGTGCTAAACCACAACTGGGAGCTGATTAACGATGCTATGTGGAATAAGATAGCTCGACAGATAAAGGCGAATACTAATGGATGGCAGTTTGCCAATACCGGAACTGCACAGACACTCACTTTCTACCTAGAAAATGCCAAGAATAAAAGTATGGTGATGGCCATAACTGCAGCAGCTGGTACTGGTAAGACATCAACTACCAAAATATACAGCCGAGAGAATGATAATGTTTATCACCTGAACTGTAATGAGTACTGGGATAGAAAGTGGTTTTTACAAGAACTCCTAAAAACTATGGGTAAAGATCCTGCAGGTATGAATATGCCTACTATGATGGAGCGAGCTGTGACTGAGCTACAAAAAGTAGAGCAACCGCAGATCATACTGGATGAAGCAGACAAGCTACGTGACCAGGTCCTCTATTTCTTCATAACTCTATATAACAGACTGGAAGACAACTGCAGCATCATACTAATGGCTACACACCATCTGCAGAAACGTATAGAGCGTGGTCTGAGCCTAAATAAGCGTGGCTATGCTGAGATATACTCACGGCTCGGAAAACGCTTCGTAGAGGCAGAGCCTATCACACTGAAGGACGTGGTGATGATATGTGGGCTTAATGGAGTTACAGATAATGCCACCATAAAAGAGATCTGGCAAGACTGCGATGGTGATGTACGAAGAGTAAAAAGACTGGTACAAGCTGAGAGAATAGCGGAAGGTGAGTAAAGAGCAGTTTAGATATCATCCAGTGTTTGATTTCATAAAAGTGAATGAAGACGGTACTAAGGTGCTGAGCCATGGCAAAGAGATACCTGTAAAAGAGTATCTGGTAGGCCCTGCTAAAGTTCCTACGCTCCGTGTGTCTATAGCTGGAAGATCTATAAGTGTAAACAAGCTAGTATGCGAGTGCTGGCACGGAATGCGGCCATCACTAGATATGGGAG